GGTAACCTGAGACGTACGCTAACGTCCTCGAGGTCGACATTCTTCCCCCACCGGTGCCCCTGGGTTATACGTAGAGCTCTGCTTACAGAGAAACGTACACTAGGACACACTCGTGGTGCTTGGGATGTCATCAAACTAACTACCAACGCCGGCAGACATGGTGTTATGTGAGCAACACATCATGCAAAAGGTATCTCTTCCTGATGTCTGTTACAGGAGGAGGCAGTGAACCAACGCGATTGTGGTACTGCCGCCAGACTCTCTGATTCCGCATCAGAGCTCCCGTCAGGTCGAATGCGCTGTCAGCGTGGTACTGTGACAGGCAATCTTTGACCATTTCGGGCATCATGAACACCGTCCACAGGTACAAGGGACGGAGGTCATATGAGTCTTGAGATTCGAAAGAGTAACTGGTCTTGGGTGCGACCAAGTCATCCATGTAGATTGACGTAATTTCATGGAGCCGCAGTGCAGCGGCCTCTTTCAACGGTATCGGAGGAGGGATATTCGGGTGCGTGCGGTACATCATCGCAGCAACTGTCCGGAGATCCTCCCGGGATGGAACATGTTGGCTCTCCGGAACTGGAGTGAGACCAACACCGCCGAATGCGGCGGGGATGAACCAGGGCATGCTGTGCGCCGTGTAGATCGAAAGCAAATCGTGATTCGCTCTGATAAAACGCGCAGTCAGCACCGCCCGGTCCATCCAGTTAGGGGCCATCCTCAGGAGCTCAGAGTGACACGATGCCAAACCTGCAGCATGCTGCAGTTGGACCGCATCGTAGTTCACATTCATCGGCTTGCCGGTGAACGCAGATTCCACGACTGTGTCGAGCTTCTGGCCTTTCCTGATACCACCTTCGGAGCGCTTAATTCCGTTCATCAAGCCCAGGTTGACGTAACCGATGAGCTCAAAGTGAGCCTTGTCCGGTGCAGCCTCAGCACCATCAATGCGCCAGAACGACGCTGAATTGATTTGGGCAAGTCTCTTGGAATAGTAGCATTTCCCCACGGACTCTTCAAGTCCGGCCATGCCACTAATAAGCCTCCACGCGCGCCGTCCGCGCTCACTGATCGGGAACAGACAATCGTCTCCATTGATCAACAACGGCAGAACCCTCATCCACGCGTGCGGCAAGCCGGAACCGCGTGGTGATTTCTGACGGACTGCGAGCGGCAGTCTCCTGTGGCCCAACGAATGGGAGATCGCTTTGCGGCAGACAGCCGCATTGACGATACACAGGACAGGAAAGGAGAGGATCGATCCCATCAACTGGCCAGCCTTCTGCTCAGCTACTCCGAGTTTGGAGTGGTGCAGGGTGTGACCGGTGAGGGCTCTGAGACCCAGGGCGGCAAGGGCATCTGGAACTGCGCAGATCTTGCAGATCTCCAGCCAAGCCGCCTCAGTGAGTTCGCCTCGCAAATTGTCCGTGGCCGCCTTATAGTCACCAGAAAGGTAAGACAGGCCATCCGCCAACTGCGCCCCAATCACCTCGTTGAGGATCTCGGGACTCGCATACTCTCCGATCAATCGGAACGTGGGGTGTGATTTCAGGACCCGCCACATAAATCTCTGCATGGGCTTCAAGCAGAAATATGTTAGCGGTGGACCCTTACTGATCACTCTGACTTTTAAAGCTTCAGCCAGAGCTACAAGTTCCACGTCGGGTTGTTCATCCAAGGCATCCTTCAAGACCTGAAAGTAGATGTCTGTGAACCGTTCCCGGAGCAGCGTTTTGTTGGTTTGCGAGAACACGCGAACGTCGCGCGCTGCGTTCCCACGCCTTCCTTCCTCAGCCTGATCAACGACGTAATCATCGTGCTTGAGGACCAATTCAGATTGAGCCATGAACCGCGTCATGGTATCTGAGGTGATGGACGAAACTTCAACAAACTCTGGCAAGACAGTATTGCCCTTGATGTACCCCAGGTCGAGGAGCTCACCAAGTGTCCCGTAAGCGGAACGAGTGTTGTTGTAATTCGCAGAAAGCGAGGGCATGAGCCCATCCAGGGAGTCTGCCACGTCGAACTTGTGGCCCCTGAAAGTCTCACGGACTGTTGCTCGGACTTCCGTGAGCAAATCATCGAAGGTGAAAGTACTTGGTTGACCCTTTTCATCCTCCAGCACAACAGCTGGGGTGTTAGGTGTGAACGTCGTCAACTTTCGGAAAGTCTCAACCTTGGCGTTGCAGAGCTGTTGCTTGCTCGGCCGAGGGAAACCCTTCTTTGATTGGAGAACGCTAGTCAGTAAGCTAATTCTCCTGTGGGGATCATCACGATGGCTGTAGAGATATCGTCGAATGAATCGCTGTGCACGTCCGCACAACAAATCACCCGGATTGTCCACAACCTCCGGATCGGGGCACTTAGGCACTGTGTCCCCGGTGTGGAATGAAAAGAAAGCGGCGATCTTGTACTTTGCCCACTTCATCCACCCACACGTCCGCGCACAAGCGGACCAGAACGTAACGGTCTTCTCAAACCCCGAACCTTGCCGCGTAGCGCGGTAGTATTCGGTGCTCTTAAAACCATAGAGTTCCAGAAGTCCTACGAGGGTCCTAATGCAAAGTCTTATGCATTCCTCGTCTGTCAGTGCTTGGTCTGGTGCACTGGAAGGTTTAGGGCAAGCCTGCCCAACGTTACCTATCATGTCGCTGCTCATTGTCGAAGGAAATCGATAGA